AAGAACTTCGCACTGCGGGGTCAGGTTTTATCGAATTGAAAGTTGTAGGCCCTATGGAAATCGCCAGCGCGTCATTGCCTGTTGCTGCTCCGAACTTGGTTGGCGTTCAACAAGCACCACCAACAAGCATTAACTTACGCGGAACTATCGCTGAAGGTTTAGTTACGACAATCCCTACTTCGCTTGCGCAGTTGGCTTATACGGAAACTGTACCTAAAGACGGTAACTACGGATTCGTTGCTGAAAAAGGAACTAAACCGCAGATCGACTTCAAAATCGAAACGCGTTACGCATCACCGTACAAAGTGGCTGCGCACATGGTATTGACTGACGAATCAGTGAATGATATTCCTAATCTTCAAGCTATCGCAACAAACTTCTTGAAAAAGAAACACGATATCAAAAAAGAAAATGGGATTTTATTTGGAACTGGTGCTTCGGCTGAAATTCCAAAAGGCGCAACCGTTTATGCACGTGCGTTTTCTGCTGGCCCATTAGCCAACACAGTTGCAACGCCGAACATGATGGACGTGATTAACGCGTGTATCACTGATATCTATACCACTCACAACTATACTGACGAAACGCCGTATTTTGCTAACGTAGCAATGATGCACCCGGTTGATTTCTTCAGCGAATTTGTGGCTGCAAAAGATGCTAATGGTTTACCATTATATCCAATGGCGACTTTGTTCAACCGTGTAGTTATCGGAGGTGTGACAATCATTCCTTTTGAAGACATCACAGCTGGCAAAATCTTCGTTGCGGATTTAAGCAAATACAATATTTCACGTTGGGAAGGTTACACTGTGAAAATTGGATGGATCAACGACCAGTTGATTACAAACCAGTTCACAATGGTAGGCGAATCGCGTTTCCACGCATTCGTTAAAAAACTTGACGAGCAGGCATTTATCTACGATACTATTGCAACGGTTAAGGCTGCAATCGCTTCAACGTAGTATTTGTGAAGTTATAAACCTAAGCCCGCAGCCTAAACGCTGCGGGCTTTTGGCGGTAAAGAAATGAAAATAGCCCTCGTCATAGCAATCTGGAAACGTCACGACATCGAAAAGATTGTCATCGACAGGTTTCGTCGTCAGGCTGAAAAGTTTGGCTTTGAAATCATCATTGCAGGCAGCGAAGGTGAAATTTCTAAACGCCTGGCTGAAGGTTGTCATTACATTGAAGCAACTAACCGGCCCGTGTCGAATAAGCACAATGCTATGACGTTGAAAGCGAAAGAACTTGACGTTGATGGCGTGGTTGTTATGGGTTCTGACGACATGGTGAACGATGAATATTGGTCATGGCTGTATAAAAACGCAACCCCTTCTGAAAATCACATTATCGGTATTACTGATCTATATTTTTTTAGCACAAGAACAAAGGATCTACATTACTGGCCGGGTTATCGCGGCAGCAATCAGACGGCAGGAGCTGGTCGGTTTTATTCCCGGCTGATTCTTGAAAAATTTAACTGGAAATTGTGGCGCGAAGGAATCAATCGCGGCCTTGATTCTAGTGTTAACGCAAAATGGCCACACGAAAAAGCTTTTACAATGGAAGAATCGGGCGCTTTTCTTGTGGATATTAAACACACCCGGAACATAACGCCAGACGCTATAATTAATCTGTGTTATTTAACAGAAGGCGACATACTGGTTGAAGAAATTGGTACTGAAGATAGTGAAAAGCTGTTTGAATTACAAAGAAATATTAAAAGAACACCAGACGAAGACGACAGGAAATTTGAACCTGGCGAACTGGTGATGTTCGAATCGAATGGTAACTTTAAACCACTCAAAAAGCACACTGAAATGACTATTGAGCAAGCAAAACTACTATACAACAAAGGATTCGGAACATATTAAACTTGCTTTAGTTTGAATGATGGGTTAACTGCCTTACCGACGTGCGAAAGTACGGCGGTTTTGGTGGTAAAAAAAACTAAAGTATTTATGCTATTCACTAAAAACCAAGTCGTTAGTATTGTGAACAATTTTAACGGCGAAAAAAGAAGTATTAAATTCAAGAACGCTGAACCGCTTTTGAAAACAGGCGACTGGAAACTAGAAGAAACGCCAGCTGTTGAAGCTCCAAAAGCTGAAGAACCTGCGGCTGAAGCAATCAATGCTGCTGAAACTCCTACTGCTGAAACGCCAGCAGAAGAAACGCCAGCTGTTGAAGCTCCAAAAGCTGAAGAACCTGCGGACAAACCCGCTGCAATGGCAACAACGAGCGTGACGAATGTGATTCTTGAAGGGCCAGAAGATACCAGCACAGAAAAAAAGCGTTCACAGAAAAAAGTCAACTACAAATTCAATGAAAATGCGAAGAAGTTCTTCAAACCTGGTCACGTCGAAAGTGTGACTGAAGAAAATGCAGCGATCTTCAATAAAAAACATTTTGGTCAAATAGTTCCGTAATCATGGCGAATGCTATTGTAAAGATCGCCGACATGGTAGGGCCGGTGTTGATCCAGCAGGATAACAACACTGAAGAACTATTTAACCCACTACGCAACGAGCTTGAAGGTATGTTTCTTCGCCGCTTGATGGGTATTGAACTGGGCAATCTGTTCCTTGCTTCTGTACAGGTCAGCGGCGTACCACCTTCGGGCCGGTTCCTGACTATCTTTTCACCGATTCAAGAAAACCTGAACGGCTTTGAAGTCGATAGCCAGGGTATTAAAGAAATGTTGAAATGTATTTTATATTTCTACTACGCACGTGATAACAATGTGCGCGTGACGCTTGCTGGCAATGTTAACCAGAAGGGCGAGAATTCAACCCCGAATTCAGACAATTTCAACCTGACTAAGACGTACAACAAGGGCATCGAAATCGCGCAGACTATTCAATTTTACATTGGCCAAAAGCTAGACGTTTACCCTGAATACAAAGGGCAAAAGTTGCGCATGGCAATAGGGATATAATAAAATTCATGCGATACGCTGATAACATAATACCTGTCTTTCAGTCAATAGTTGACCAGATGACGCCGGTGTGTACCATTACGGCAAACGTAGCGGACGGGGCAAACTGGAAGCTGTCGATGTGTCGAACGTATTGGATTCGTTCGCGTAAAACGCTGGTCATTGGTGGGCTTGATTACAAAGTTGTTTCGTTTGTTAAAAACGATTACGTAATCGTTTCAGGACTATCGCAACCGGTTGTCACTTCATTTCAATTAGCGGCCCCAATCTTCAGACATGGATCAAGTCGAAAGGTTAACGCTGAATTCGGCAACAAAGGCGATATACGCAGCGAAATGGTTTATTTGCCGCGCCCTGTTGTTGAAGAAGACAACCGATTTGATTCAGATATCGCGTATGTGGGCCGTGTAAAACCTCTTTTTCTTTGCGATTTTGATGTCAAGAAAGACAATACAGACGATCAGCAAGTCGATTCTATTGAACCGATGAACGAAATGGCTGACGTGTTTTTTGAAATCGTTGAAGAAAACGATGGATTCTACAACCGGCCAGAAAACATTGCGTGCGAAGAATGGATGAACTTCGGTAACCCTTCAATTTGGGGCAACGACAAACTGATCTTCAACCAGAACCTTTCAGGCGTTGAACGCAAATTCAACCTTGAAGTTTTACCAGATGGCGTATGCGCGTGCGAAGACAAGCAACTTGTTACTTGTGCGCCTGTTCCGTTTTACCTGAATGATATTTTTGAAACTGAAATAGAAAGCGGTGACGAATTCAAGGTTAACCTGGTTGACGATCAAGGTGACCCGGTTGCAGGAACATTCAACCCGCTGACTGGTGAAATAGAAGTTGCAGGTGGCGGCGGTGGTTCAGGCGGAACGATAAATGTTTATTTAGATGGCGTATTGAATCAGTCAATTGTGTCATCAAATTTGAACGCAGAAATTGTAAATATTAGCATATAATGGATATTAACTTAGGTTTATCAGCACTAGCCACAGGATCGGTTGACGTGATTACAGCGACTTATTCGCCTGCCGTTACATTGGACGATAAAAAGAAATTATGGTTAATTTCTGCTGGGCCTAATGCATCAACAGCGCCGACATTTTCGCCGAATTCTGTCGTTGCTCATATAATCAAAGCACGCGGCGGTCAAGCGTTACGAGCTGGTGATACCGGCGGCGCTGGTTATGTAATGAGTTTAATGTACCAAACATCTGGTACATATTGGGAACTATTAAACCCTGCGACCGTTTCTAAATCAGACGTCGGCCTTAGCAACGTTGACAATACCAGTGACGCAAACAAACCGGTGTCTGTTGCCCAAGCGTTAGCGGATTTAGCTGCCATCGCAACAGCTAACGGATATACTGATTCAGAAATTGCCGCATTGACTTTTCAAATAATATTAGCTAATGGAAATGATACAGGGCCAAATGACATCATCGTTGGAAGCGGGCAAAAAATAAGACGTGCCGACGGTACTTTTGTGATTGATTTTGGTGATGGCACTTACTTTGATATTTCCGGGTATGGATTAGGCATTTATTCTGAAGCCAGTTATGCTGAAATTTATGGTGCAGATTTACGTTTGAATTTTGCAGATGTTAAATTTCCGAACAATAACGCTTCAAAAATTGCCGTATTTGATGGAAATAAAAGTCTTAAATCTGGCACTATTTCAGAGGCGCAAATAGCAACAATTTCTTATGTAGACGGTTTAGTCGCTGGCCTTTTAGATGATCGCGGTTCTTGGGACGTGACAGCGACACTTCAATACCCAAACACAGGGGGAAGTGGCCCGGCTGGTGCAATCATGAAGGGTGATATTTGGTTTATTTCTGGTGGCCCTGGAACGATTGGCGGAATACCAGTTGTAAATGGTGATAGTGTGCGGGCACTTGTTGACGCTCCTGGCCAATTAGCGTTAAATTGGAATATTTTAGAAACAAACTTAACCTACACCCCTGAAAATGTAGATAACAAAGATACTGACGTTTCGCTGGCAGCTGATTCTGATTTAAAATATGCAAGTCAAAAAGCGGTAAAAGCGTATATTGATGCTGCCAAGGCTTATGCAATTGCGCGCGATAATCACACTGGTACACAGACAGCGGCAACGATTTCAGACTTCAATGCGGCCGCTTTGGCTGCTGCTCCTGCTGAAACGGCCGCGACGGTTGGCGCGATTGTTAACGGGGCTGCTGATTATGTGACGCCGTTAGATGCTGATAAAATTGGGGTATGGGATTCGTTGAATTCATTATTTAAAGCGGTTACATACGCGAACTGGAAGGCTGCAATTGTTAGCTACCTGTCATCATTTACGATGATCTTCACGAATAAGAACATACAAAAAAGAGGTGTAGCTATAACACAGGCGGCTATTCCGGTATTCAATATTGACAATTTCGATATAGGTAGAATCACCGGTCTTGCGCAAGCAATTACAAGCATGACAACCAATATGACCGGAACACCTTTCAATGGTCAGATGATACTATTCGAGATCACAGACAACGGAACCGCCAGGGCGATAACTTGGGGCGTGAATTTTACGGCGTCTGGAACAATTGCACTACCAACGACGACTGTAATATCAACAATGTTGAATGTTTTATTTAAGTATAACGGAACTACTTCAAAATTTGAAGTGATGGCCGTAGTATAAAAAAAGATGGCAGCGAATATATTCACAGGCATTACCAGTGCGAATTGGGGCACGGCGACTAATTGGTCTTTAGGAGCGGTTCCAACAGCTAGTGATGGCAACGTAGCGACATTCGACATATTGTCGCCAAATTGCACGGTTGATGCTTCAAATAAAGTGTGTAATGGAATCAATTTCACTGGCTATACTAATACAATTGCTTTCGGAATCAGAACTATCACTGTATCTGGCAATGTAACCTTCGGCGCTGCGATGTTAGTTACTGGTACAGGCACGCTTGCGATGAACGCTACCGGCAGCTTAACCACAAATACCTACACGTGGCCTATTGTTTTTCAATTCATGGGTACTTCACAGACCTATACATTACAGGACGACTTCAATATATCTGGCGCTTTGGGGCTAAATGGAACCACAAATGTCACTGTAAACAATAACGGCACGGCTAAAACTATTTACGCTGGTCAAAACGTAACTTCGTCAACGGCTGGTTCTTTAGGAACAGCGTTAATTGTAATGAATGGTACTGGCCTTTTATCAAACACCGGAACTATACGAAATTCATTAGAAATAAATACAGCCGGTACGATAACATTTGGCTTAAATGTAAGGGTAACTAATTTTAAATACACCGCTGGGACGATAGACGATACAACATTTTCTGCAATTATATTTGTGGGATTCGCCGCCGCAACAAGTAATTTGGATATAGGTTCGCGCGAATGGATCAACGTTAATTTCGTTGGATCGACAACTATAACGTTGATTTCTGACGTAACAACTACCGGGCTAATGACCTGCGCGGGCAACTGCGTTATAAATGGCGCATTCAGTCTCAACGTGAAGGGATCGTTCACAGCTGGGGGTGGTGGAACATTAACAGGAACTGTAACAGCGTTGAATTTTGTAGGGGCCGCACCGATCTGGGCAACTGGTTCGGGATCAGTTCGGGTTAACACGAATATAAATTCTACCGGAACCTTCACTGCTACCGGAACAAATGGATTTGGTACAGGTATTCTTAAATGGATTGCAGGAACGGTTGATGCATCTGCTGGCACGTTGACCTTCTTAACATCTACAACATTAGATTTGAATGGTGCTAGTGCCGTTTGGGGTAATTGTCTGATGATAACAACAAACACGACTGTTACCCTTAATTCTGCGTGGCATTTGACAAATATTGTGGTTGGTACTTGCACGTTTACTGGGAATTTTGGGTTCACTATTGCCAATTTTTCTTGCACAATAGTGGGCCGTACAATTAACTTCAAATCAACCAATACTTACAATATTACAACCTCGCTGGTTTTAACAGGATCGCAGGTCTCGCCAATACTTTTTAAAGCGGTTACATCGTCAAGTGATGCATTCGTTATTTTATCAAGCGGCGCTGCTTGCTATGTATCATTTGTTAACGCAACGGATATAGATTCAAGCGCAGGCAGGGTTGTGCATGATGTTAAAGGCGTGCTTTTACGAACTACAAATTGGTATATTACTAACCCGGACGCGTTCCCATTTTTCTAAAAACATGACATTAACCCAAACAGATTCGATTGATGCGGTAGGTAGCACCGCCGCCGTAACTTCAGTGACTTTACAGGTCGCTGATTGGCTAGGATTAGTTAGCTTAAACTCAATTATAATAACGATTACAGGCGTTCTTGGTATTATATATCTTTACTATAAACTTCGATTAATCAGAATTGAATACAAAGAAAAAGTTAAACGCAGAAAAAACCGAAAATAATGAAACCAACACGAATTAAATTATCTGAATTCTGGTATCTTGATGAACTTGTTGACCCGGTTACATTCTTTACTGAAGTCGATCATGGGCTTGCCCGCATCGATATGAATATTGTCAAATGCCTTCAATTCCTTCGGGCGAAATATGGTAAATCAATCGGAATTAACGGCTGGTGGAAGTACCTGCCTGAAGATATGACGGGCTTCGACCCTGTTAAATTCCTTAATGAAATGCTGAAGAAAAAAGTACCTGTTTGGTCTGGCTTCAGATCATTGTTGTGCAGGATCGGCGCGAAGAAATCGGCGCATAAGCTGGGTAAAGCTGGCGACCCTAAAGGTGACGAAGAAGCTTTTTTTAAGATCGTGTGCGAAAACGCGCAAGAATTGTACGACCTGGGTCTGCGTCGAATTGAAAACACCGAATTCACAAACGGCTGGCTTCACATGGACACGAACGAAGCGAACCACAAGGCTGGCTTTATTCGTATTGTCAACCCGTCAACAGGCGACGAAAGAACCAGCAACAAGCACGCTGGCGACATAAACGTGAAGACCGGCGAAGTCATCATGATCGATCTATTAAACGCGGCGTAATGAAGAAGCTAATTGATTGGTCAGGCAAGGTTGTGGAAAAATATTTCCGTTCCTTCGATAGTGAACCGGCTGGATATTCCCGGACGAAGTTAGTTGCATACGCTTTTGCGGCTATGACAATGATTATACAGTGGACATGGCTAGGCTGTGCAGTGTTTAAGTTTGTCAGAATGCTTTCGGCTGGCGATTTTTTACTTGCGGCTGGTGAGTGTGAAATGGCCCTGTCGATGTACAACGAATCAGATCGTGCCTGGGACTTAATGGAATTCATTTCTATTACCAACGTGTCAACTATACTTTCTTTGCTGGGAATCAAGGCGTATTTCAAGAAAAAGGATGAAAAAATTGAAGCATCAAAACCACCTGAAGAATGAAGCAACAAACGATAATCAACATACTTGCCGGGCTGTATATTGCAGCCGATTTAGCCATGACCATTTTACACAAGCAACCGGAACAAACGCAGCCGATAAACTACGAGCTGTACGATTTTCAGGTTGGACAAATACAGGATCAAGGCGATACCCTGAAAGTAGAATTTAAACTTATAAATGATGAAATTACTAAAGATAGTCTTCTTGTCGTTGGCGCTGTGCGTTCTAAACGCGACAGCCTACGGGCAATTATCAACCCAAGATAGTTGTATCTGTTACACGGACGCGCAAGATATTCGCTGCCTTGAATGTTTAATCAACGCAGACAAACGTCTGGCCCAGGTAGAAAACCTTCAGGATCAAATTAGTTTGAATCTTGCCGAAATTGAACTGTTGAATCAGCTTGTTGCTGAACAAAAAATAGTCATTAATGATCTTCAGGCGAACTTAGCAGATTCAGAACGCAAAAGGGAACGACTTAAAAAATGGCTGACAGGCGCGTTCTTATTGATCGCGGGTGAAACCGTTATATTGTTGATTAATTGATAAGGCTATTAATCGTTAGTATGTTACGTTTTGTTTTACATATTTTTGGTGCTTTAGTACCGGTCGTTTCCGGCGCAGAAACCTTAATTAAAATTTTATGATTTACGAAATCGAATGCCAATGCGCCGGCGGTGCTTTAAACCCCGGACAAAGCGGTTGTATGCCGCAAGTAAGACGGGACAAGTTCCCGATCTTCATGCACTACAAAGCTAGTGATGCTACCCTAAACGGTATTCCTGCGGGTACAGTTATCAACAAAGCGTTTGTTGAAGCCAAATTGAATCACATCGACGAGACTAAGCGCTGGTGGGTGTTCCCTCAATTTGAAAACCTTGTTTCACCACCACCTACGGCTGAAACAGAAGAAATTGGTGGTAAACCAATTCCAACAGGTGAAGAATTAAAAGCTCCTATTACTTGGGATCATTTCGGTGGCGAAGCAAACCCAGCCCTGAAAGCGTGCTATGATAGCATCAAGTGCGAAGAATTGGGTGTCATCTTTGTAACGTTCAGCGGTCAGCTTAACGGTATGAATGACGGCGACGGCAACCTTGTGTCGATCAAATTACAACAAGGAACATTGTCTGCTCAGTATTCACCACCGGTGAAAGGAACAGTTCAGAAAATCATGTGTAGCATGATGATCGACGAGCTTGAAAATGATGCAAACCGTGACTACATCGATACAGCACAAATCGCTTACCCAGCTAAGAACTGGTTCGCGCTTCAGCCTATTGAGGTGATCGCATCGTCATCTGCTAACGCAGGAGGCTTGACAATTGACGTCTATTTCCACAGCCTTTACGGAGGTGTTGGTAAAAAGAAACCAGTTGTCGGTGTTGCAACTTCATGGTTGTCGGTTGACGGCGGCGTGACGCCTGGTAAAGTGTACAACGAAACTGATGCAGCTGCCATCACAGCAACTGTTGCTGCTGGCGCTGAAGACGGCGAAGCTGTAATTACTATGGCCCCAGGTCAAACAATTGGCGATGTGATTCGCATTGAGTTGTTCAAAACCGGTTATCACATGAGACCGTTAAAAGTTACATTGACAGGAACATAACCCCTGAAATAAATGGCAAAAAACCAAACACGGAACGCTGGCGGCAAGAAGTCGCCAGCTTCTAAACCTAAAAATGGGCGTGAAATATGGAAGGATGGCCCCGTTGAAATTGCAACGGACGCGATAGGAAACTTTGAAGATTTCGCGAATATGTGGAAGCGCTCGTTGAAGGGCGCTGACCCGAAACCATACTACGACCGCGCAGTTGCGTTCAAAAGAGAGGTCGAAGGTTAAGCAAAACGGTAAAAAAATATAAAAGCCCGGTCGTTAAAACGGTCGGGCTTTTTTTTGACAATATGGGAATAGGACTACTTGAAAAGACGCGTGTTGGTAAGTTGCTGCGGCGTGCGGCGCTGATTAGCGAACAAAGTCTTTTCGTGCAGGTCATGTCAAAGAAAGAAGTTAGGGATTTCGCTGTCAAGCTGAACGTTGAACAAATGACGGTTTACTTCATGGATTCTGAAGAAACACCGCTGTACGAAAAGGGTGGTGAATATGCGCCCAGCACGATGCAAAAAGGTAAAAAGAAGTCGCCCACCAGCATCGATCTACACGACACCGGAAAATTTCACGATTCTTTCGAGGTCGTCCGTATCACCGGCGAACAGTTTGAAATTGAATCTGAACACATGAAGGGATCGACTGATTTGCTGGTCGAATGGGGTAAAGAAATTGAGGGCTTAACCTTTGAGAATAAACGAACGCTTGCGCTTTTTATGCTTTCGTTCTACAAACAAAAAATATTAAAACACCTGCTTGATTGATGAACTGGTTACAATACATACTTCTTCTGGTTTTTCTACCTGTTACTTTCGCGACAGGTTTATTCATTTACAACCGGTACATGAAAGGCCGTAAAAGGCTGACAGAATTACGTATTACAAACAGTACCCGCACGATCATGCTTGAAGCATGGGAGCAACTCAATGAAACGGGCGACCCTCGCTGGCTTATTCGCGATGAAGAAGACCGCAACAGGATTGTCAGCGCTGCTGTACTACGCGAAGCCTATTTTGATCTTCACGACGATTATAGCAGAATTACAGGCATCAGCGACAAGATGGAAAAATACCGCGATTTGACCCTTATGCTGATGGAAGCATACGAGTTGTACGCGGACGGCGAAGAACATCAAATGAATTGGATTAATAACTACCGGGCCATGATCGAAAACCTCATGTATGTACCGGATGATTCAGCACTTGATTTTGTGAAATACAGAATGCAGGTGCGAATGGCTTTTGAACAGCCAATTGATCCAACCACCACCACCTTATTCGAGTTCCTGCAAATTACGGAGGTCGTCAACGATAGAAACGCAGCAATCACCGCAAAATACGATAAAGATGTCACAAGCGATAAAGAGTAACGAACTTTTTGAACCTGGAATCAGTAAAGATTTCCGGGCCGACATTCAGCTTTCAACAGAGGCCGCAAAAGTCTTTTCAGATTCACTGACCATTGTTATCAAGAATCAAAAAATACTTGCTCAAAACACAAAGAACAACGCTAAAGGGTATCTTGAACTTGCTGCTGCTGAAAAACAAGCGGCCCAGGCACTTGTTTCTAAGATGAAAATCGACAAGGAACTTAATAAAGTAACGCAAGCGAATCTGAAGTTGGTACAGGCCGAAATCAAGGCTGAAGATCAACTTAACAAAGCGATAATTACTGAAGAAAAACTGAAGCAACAGAAGATTCGTACAGAACGAATGCTTCAGCAAGAACGAGAAAAAGCCCGTAAGGCTGCGGAAAAAGAAGAAAAGCAAACAAAGCTAAACGGTTCCGCTTATCATCAACTTCAGACTAAAATCAAGACATTAACAGCCACTTATCGCGACCTTGTTGCGTCAGAAAAGGGTGAAACTATACAGGCCCGCGCATTGCGGCAAGAAATTCTTCAGCTCAACGCTGTTCGGGATAAAGCAAACCGAAATCTGGGAATGCACCAGGATAAAGTCGGTCAATACGAACGAGCGCTTGGTGGCCTTACGCGTACATTAGGCGCATTGGGGCTATCGTTTGGCGTGTTCACATTGCTTTCAAGTTCGCTGGGAATAATTACCGACTACGAAAAAGCGACGCAATCAATGAGTGCTATTACTGGCGCTGTTGGGCAAGACCTTGAAGACTTAAAAGGCAAAGTTATTGACACTGCTGATGCTATGGGTGTTTCGATCACTGAAACAACTAAGCTATTTGAAATCGTCGGGTCACAAATGCCACAATTATTGAAGGATTCGGCAGGGCTGCAACAGGTAGCTGAAGCGGCAATTATTTTATCAAAAGCATCTGGCGATACAATTGAGAATTCGACGCTTGCAATGGCATCTGCCATGAATCAATTTAGTCTGGGCGCAGATCAAGCGGAACGCGTTATGAACGTTTTAGCGGCTGGTTCCCTTGTCGGGTCTGCTGGTGTGGTTGACGTATCTGAAGCAATGAAAAACTTCGGTTCTGTTGCTGCTGGCGCGAACATATCGCTTGAACAATCTGTTGCACTTATTGAAGTTTTAGGCAAGTTTGGTGTCATTGGCGCTGAAGCTGGTACAAAATTACGCGGGTCAATCCTGAAATTACAGCAGGCCGGTATGGGTTACGCTTCCGGTCAGTTCGTCATCAACGATGCGCTTGAAGAAGCGCGTACAAAAATGGAATCTTACGGGTCAGCGATGGAACAGGACGCATTCCTTCAGAAAACTTTCGGTGCAGAAAACATTTCAACGGGCCGTATATTGCTTTCAAACATCGACTTGATGAACCAATACACTGCCGGGGTAACTGGCACGTCAGTCGCGACAGATCAAGCCGCTATCAACAGCAACACCATGACAATGGCTGTGAAAGGTCTGAAAGCTGGGTGGGAAAATCTAATAATCAAATGGTCTGAAAGCACAAGTACGCTGGGACTTTTGAAGGGAACGATCAAATTTGTAACAAATAACCTTGAAACAATCATCAAGGTTGTCTGGGGCGCAATACGCGCATGGCTTGCGTTTACCATTCAACAAAAACTTTGGCGTTACGAACTTGACAAGAACATGAAACTTGTTCGCGCGGGCTTGATCCCTAGCCTTATCGCTTCAACAAAAGCAATGATGGCTTCAGCGAAAGCCTTCAGAATGGGTACTATTTCAGCAAAAGCCTTTGGCGATACGTTGAAAAAAATTCCTTTTCTGGCAATCCTTTCGGCTGTGGGTACACTCGTCAGTTTATTTTGGTCAACCGAAGAAGCTGTTGACGCAACCGCTGAAGGAATGGGTGATCTTGAAGAAGAAGCGCTGGGCCTTACCAATGTGAACAAAAAACTGACAGCCGAAATGGCGAAGGAAGAAGCGCAATTGACTGCTGTTTTCGATGCTCTTGCCGCAACCAAACACGGAACCGACGAACGAAAAAAAGGAATAAAGGAATTAAGTGCTACGTATGGTATTTACCTGAAGGATTTGAAGAACGATATTGAATTTAACAGGCAGTTGTCTGAAGCGTTAGCGGTCGTCATCAAGAACATGGAAATGAAAATCCGGGTGCGATTGGTTGAAGAAGAAATTAACGCGCTTTTGGAAAAAAGAATCTTGCTTGAAAATAAATTAGACCCAATTAATGAAGAAAGAAGAAACAGATTGCTTCAACAACAGGTACAACTAAGGCAGCAAATCAAAGATTTAGAAGCCCAGGGATTTGTTCCAGGCATTCCAGATGCTACTGGAAATATTCAGACAAAAGCAGACCAGTTAAAAGACTTAAGGGATCAATTAGCGGCGCTTGATTTACAAATCAAAAGCGGCGGTGGTCAGGATATCAATTTTAATATTGACGAAGAAGGGTTTAATAGTATTCCTGACATTAATGCACGCATTGAAGAACTGAAGAAAAGCATGGGCGGTTTAACGCCGTTTAGTTTTGTTGAACGTGAATTTGCGGGCGGTGAAGGTGACGCCGAAAATAAAAAGAAAACGCAACTTGAACTTGATACGGATTATTTCAAGCGGTATCAAGAAAACAATCAAAACAACCTGAAGGTTATTGAAAATAACGCCATAAAGGCGGGCGCTGACCAAGAAGAACTAGCCATAATCATGGCTGAAGCTCGTCTTGAAATTTTGAAAAGCGAAAACGAAAAAGCGCTTGAATTGTTTGGCGAATATTCTGACGAATATGTTACCGCTAATTTGGCCTTGAACAAGGCGCTTGCGGAACAAAAGCAAGAAAATTTTAAAACACAATTGGAAATTGACCGGCGATATTTTGAAGACCTGAAGCAAGCCAACGAAGAAGGAATATTGAATCTTGAAAATTTCCTATTGAAAGAAGGCAAGAATCGCACAGAAATTGAAGAAGCGCTGCGCAAACAACGTCTTGATAACTTGAAGTTTGAAAACGAAGAAGCGCTGCGATTGTTCGGTGAATATTCTGCCGAATACATGGAAGCGAACCTTGCGCTGAACCGTGCGCTGTTGACTGAAGAAGAAGAACTTTTGAAGAAGAAAGAAGAAATGAAAAAGAAGGCGATGGAATCGCTTGAAAAATCATTTCAAGATTTGACAAAAACTCTGACTGAAATACTTGAAACACAGACAGCCTTGATTGATCGGCAAATTAAGAATCAAGAAGATATTTACGGCGATTCTAAGGATATGGAAAACGAGCTTCGCCAGATCGCTGAAGAACGTGGTCTGAATGCTACCGAATCCATCGAAGCAGAACGTGATGCTCAGAAAAAAGCACAACTTGAAATTGAAAAACTTGAAGCGCGTAAACGTGAACTTGAACTTACCATTGCTGCAATGAAATTGTTGTCAGACGGCCACAGTGTTGCGGACATTAAAAATAATCTTAGTGATATCATGAGTTTTGCGAAGAATCTGCCGCAGTTCTACGAAGGAACGCCGTACAGTGTCGCTGACGAATTGGGTCACACTAACACGCGCGACGGTCATTTCGTCCGGGTTGATGATAATGAAGGTATTGTTACAGGCGCACAGATGCGAGACCTTGGTGTTCAAAAAGGTAAGCGTTCAATTCAGGACGTTGTGAACATGGTGAAAAATGGTATTTTACCGCAATCACTTCGTCTGGCTATACCTAACGGCGGTCAAATGCTGCCGTCGATCAATCTGAACGGAACGAATGAAAAACTTGCGGGCAAACTTGACCAGGTAATCAGTAACACTGCGCCAGAAAATCAACCGCGCCAGGTAAGTCATTTTAATTCTATCGTCGGTTATTTTGAATATCAGTACAAAAGTAGATTGCGTAAGGAAAAAGTAAGGTACAACGTTAAACGCGGAAAATAGATGGCACAAATACACGCATACGGTAACCCGTTCCAGAATTTGAACCCGCCTGACGAATGGCAGGAAAACGGCCTTGATGCTGTGCTGAATGATGGCGTTGTTGAAACAACAATGACAAGCAACGTGTTCACTTTTTCCGGTAAAACGGCTGTTGCAATTCTCGCATGGAAAGCAACCTACGGCGTTCACAACGGTATGCCGTACAGAATCACATTGACTGAAGGTGGTCTTACATTGATCGCATTTAATGGGTACTTGAATCTTCGCGAACTTGAATATGATTCAACGCAAAACCCTGTTAAACTTCAGTGTCCTGTTGTGCAGCTAAGTGATCCTAAAACGGTGCTTGATGAAATCGCAGTCATGACACAAGGGGCGCTTGTAAAGAACGGTAACTTAGTGCCGGGCGATTATATCGACGTTCCTTTTATCATCGAAAGCAAAAAAAACATACGTGAACGAACGCTTATTATTTCGCAGTTCGCCTTCACGGTTGTGCAGTCGATGACGCAGATTTTTTCAAACATATTGGGAGCCATCGCGAACCTGTTAAGTTTGGGCATTGCTATTGCTGTCATCGAATTAGGCGTAGTCATACTTAACGCATGGCTAACAATTAAGGGGCTTATGCAGCAATGGGCGCTGATTCGCGATTTACTTTTCCCGACGATTCGGTACTATAAAGGGATTTCAGTGAAGAAATTATTCACGAAGGCTTTCGGGTCAAAAGGGTATTCGGTTCAGTTCGGAATTCTTGACGATTGGGCCAGCAATACTTATTTAATAGGATCGCAGAACGAAAACCCTGGTTTGCTTATGCAATATTTGCCGGTCACAGGTGAATTCAAGCGTAATGATTCTGGTTATATTATAGGTACAGCGCTTGAAAATATTGATATCATGACTAACCTGAAAACGGCAATAACCGGCACGACGGTGCATTTGAAGACACGAAGCGACCCTTATTGGGTAACGTCGCCAGTTTACCAGGCAAACAACGAACTTATTAGAACGGTTAAACAGCAGGCTAATGGATTTTACAGGGACGATACAGATGAAGTGAAAGGTACAGTCATGCTTAATTATCAGTACGACATGAGTGATGCGCACACGCTTACCGAAAAGAACGGCGACAGCCATGAAGTGCGTCGTAAATTGATTACGGAGTTGAACCCGAAAATGAATTTGCTGAAGAAAATCGACAACCTCGAAATTCCCTGGGCTATGTGTGTGCGAAAGAAAACGTTCGACAACATGGCTGAACTGTTTGAAGGCGTCACGGCTAATTTTAACACGTATTTGCAGGCGGTTAAGGACAAATTCAACGCTTATTATACTGACATTAGTAATTCAGGCCCAGGCGCTGACGCATTAGCAGCACTTCAAGAAATTCTTGACCAAACAGGTTTGAATGCTGCGCTTACTCACCGCGATGGCGTGCTGAAGGTAGAAGATGATAGCTGGGCCATTCCTAAAGTGCTATATCTTAAACAGGTTTATAAACCAAGTATCGGCTACACGTACCGAATTCCTGAAAATTTCAAAGACTTCATAGGCGCAAAGCCCTTGTATAACAATTATTACAAACCTTTCAGCCCTGCCGATATTAATGAATTCAAAGGTCAGTACAGATTGGTTGAAGGACTTCGCACAAAATGGAGTGTTAAAACGGCAATCCAAACAGAAGGTAACCCGTATTTTGATCTTGATGGAAAAAAAGCGCATTTTACTTTCGTTAATTATGTTGAAAATGGTCACGAAGCCACGACAAACATAAAGGTGCAAGACCCTTTCGATACGAACATCACGGAAATTGAAATTTAATAACTTTGCAGCATGAATCAAATAACTGTTAACAACCGGGTATTTTACAGGGAGCCGCGCAACGGGCCTACTTTTTCCGTTGATCCTAGTGAATACAGCACGTTTTTCAAGGCGAATATGCTTGAACGGGTGAAGTTTTCAACATCCATAACGTTCAAAACTTTCGTGTATGCTGATACTGTTAATACAGTGCAGTTTATTCAGGGTACTGGTGAAATATTTTTTATTCATTCAGACCCCACATTTAATTGGGCCACACAGTTGGGTAAAATTGGGGACACTATTAAAATTCAAGACGCCGGCCCCGACTTTGATGAAACTATTACAAATATTTCGGGGCCAACAATGACTTGTACAGACGTCGGTGGTGGAACTTTGGTTGATGGTACGATTTATGACGACTTGAAATTTCACAATACAACTGTTCCAACATCGCTAATTTTTCAGTTCGGTATTGTTCCGAATATCTTACCGCCGCCTTCACTCACAACTTCTGGCCCAAACTTCTTGTCGTGGCTTGATGGTCAGCCGCAGGCATATTTTGCAGACGGAATTGGCGCTAGTCCTGTAACATTAACGAAGACAATGACGCCTTCGGCTGAAATTACTGAATCGGTTGTTGCTTCTTGGGTAAGCACAGCCGCAGACGATTACACTTTTACGTTTGAAATAGAGCACATTTTTCGCGTTGATTTCCACCTTGCTGGGTGGCTTTCTTATTTAATTAACAACACACCACCGCCCGCATTCATTCTGCCGATGTCAATGCGGTATATCTGTCAATACAAATTCGGAACAGATTCAACCGACCCGAATGAATACCGTGTGTTCAACGATAACGTCACGAACGGATCATTGGGCTACATTGATAAAAGTTTTTCAAACGGAACAGGAATTTATTCTTGCCTTTCGGTGGCTTACGAAAACCCAGCGGCTGTTGCACTCGCAAGTTTAGAAGCTACCGTTGTGAATACAGTAACCGTTCAGCTTAAAAAAACAGGCTCCAATTTTCCGGCTGGGCAAGAAATAATTCTTTACGTAGCCAAATTGCCAACAGAAACGGAGTATTCAAACAATGGTGATACGTGGGAAGTTAACCGTGTTTTCGCGCAAGCTACTGCCGTCGAAGGCGGTGCGCTTGTCGATGTTGATTTCATCAAAGATGTGTTTGTTCTGCTGAACGCAGACCCAACGAAGTTAGATATCATGTTTGATATTGATTATTCAACCGCACAAAAAGCTGCCATTGCAAACGGTGATCGCTACGGCATTTTTATGTCTGTTGGTGACCAAACACTTTCAGCTGCGCTTGCTGACGGCAAAACAGTGTGGGTTGATGTAAATCAATACACGAAGAATTCAGATATTTCAGGCAATATTTTAAGCCACCGAATCGGCTGTTTTACAGCAGAAAAAACACCCAACAGTGGCGGTAGTGATAATTCAGATTTCAAACTATGGAACGATAGAATTGAATTATTTTTTGCAACGTTTAACCTGCACAAAGTTGTGGGCCAAACGCATTCAGTTGAAAAGATCGTCGCGAAACTCGTCACGTATGACGCAACCACAGAAGTCGAAGGTGTTATTGACGAAATTAATCTACCGCTTTCTAGTATTTTCAGTATAGCTGACGCATTTGTTTTTGATTGTTCTTATCAAATCGTAAACGTTACCGGGTATCGTGATTTCAATATCAACCCGACGGCCATCGCGAAGCAGTACACAGTTAAGGCAAAACCGCCAGGATCATTTGGCGATCAAGTTTGGCAGCTAACGTTCCCACTACGCATGAAGGACGACACGACGCTGTTCAACCCTACAATTCCTTACACACCGTTCTTCGACGATACGAAGCCGAACAACAATTTGAACTTCAAAACATCGAACTATTCGGCTGTTGCGAATTTTGGTATTTATTGCAAAATCGAAGTGACTGTTTTCAACCAGGGTGTAAATACTACTTACGAAATCTATTCTGAAAAATCAGTTGTGCGCGACTACGACGTTAACACTGGCGCGAATGTTTTCGTGGGTGTTCATAAAATCTACGATGAAAACAACATACTGATCCCTTACTTCAACGGTAAACAGAACAGAATCGAAACAACCTATTCAGAACCTGGAATCAGCGCGTTGACGACTGCGTTTTTGGTAGCCGAACACACAGTTGTTCGGTCTGACAGATCAGCGCCGGGGTACAGCCTGCATTCAAGCAAAGATTGGGGTTATTCCGGCAACGCCCTTGAACCACTTGACGGCCAAACATACGTGAAGATCACACATGACGTTGCTGGTGATAAAATTA